CTTATCTATCTTGGTATGGGTAACTACAAAGTACAATATCCAGATGGTTCGATTCAAGCAGCTCATGAGTCAACTTTAGTCTTCGATTACGATAAATAGATGCATGAGCGCATTAGAAAATCAACCGACTAACTTAAATTATCTGTCACCACTTGGTTTTAGGTTCCTGCTTGACAGGACACCTAACACCAATTACTTTGTGCAAGGTGCTACTATTCCTTCTATCAATCTTGGCCAAGCATTGGAAGAAGGAACACCAACTGCCATCATTCCAATACCCGGTGACAAGTTAAGATTTCAACCACTTGACATTACTTTTAGAGTTGATGAGGATGCAAGGAACTATAAAGAACTTTACGATTGGTTAGCTGGATTAGGTTTTCCAGAATCAACGTCACAGTTTGCAGCACTGGTTAATAGACCTAATGATGCACTACAATTTGGTAAGATGCAAAATGTATATTCAGATGGATCTCTAGTTGTTATGACTAGCTCACAGAATCCAAACATCAGAGTATCTTTTCAAGATATGTATCCTACATCATTATCTACTCTGCAGTTCAACACTACTGACTCTGATGTTCAATATCTTGAGGCTACTGCGACATTCCAGTACTCTTTATATAATATAGAGTTGATCTAAAATACTAAATCCCATATAATATAACTATCTGTAACCAAAGGAGGTTTGTATGGCTAGTCCTATGAGCAAACAATTAGTAAAAGCTGCACGTATGCATGCAGAAGGTGAGCTCGAAAGAGCAAAGACTAACATTCTGGTCTATATGGAACAGAGTGTAGGTATCGGTGAGCATTCTGATATCGTAGAAGCTATCCAAGAAGAACTTGATAAGATGGCTGCTGCTGAAGATAGAATCGAGATGTTGGAGAAGCATTTCTCAGAATGATTGAAGATATTATTTCGTCATGGCGTGAAGATTGTAAATTAGATGATACGGAACTTGATACAGAAGCTCTGAGGATTCCTAATCTTCACGCAAAATATTTGAAAATGCTGGCTGAGAACAGAGTGAAGTTACGTGCCTTACGTATCAAGCAAAAACAACTCAGCCAGACTCTCTATGATTACTATAAAGGTGATCTAAATAATCCAGAAGATCTTGCTACAATTAAGAGAGAGCCTTGGCCAAAGACAGTACTGAAACAAGACATGTCAATGTATGTTGATTCAGATGAAGATATGGTCAAGATGAACTCAAAGATTGCTATGCAAGAAGAGATTGTCGGTGTTTGTGAAGAGATCCTTAAAAGTATCAACAACAGAGGATTTCAAATTAAGAATGCCATAGACTGGAGAAGGCTGACAAACTTTGGAACCTGATAGTGTACTTGTATCTAAAAAGAACGATGTGTATATCGATGTAAAGTGTGATAGATCTATTGCAAGAGAGTTAGTAGATTACTTTACATTTGAAGTACCAGGTGCAAAGTTTATGCCAGCAGTACGTAACAAGTACTGGGATGGAAAGATTCGTCTATTCAATCAGAACCAAACATTATACTATGGTTTGCTACCTCACGTGGCAAAGTTTTGTAAGCAAAGAGAATATAGATTCAATGTAGATGATACTATTGAACCAGCCGAGAACTTTAGTAGATCTGAAGCAGAAGACTTTGCAGACACTCTTGGATTACCATTTGAGCCAAGAGAGTATCAGATAGAGGCATTCACATATGCAGTACGAAACAGAAGAGGAGTTCTAGTATCACCAACAGCTTCTGGTAAGTCACTCATCATCTATCTTCTTTCTCAATACTACCAAGCAAGAACATTAGTGATTGTACCAACTATATCTCTGGTCCATCAGATGGCTGGAGACTTTAAGTCATATGGATACCAAGATGATTGTCATATGATCACAGCTGGTGTTGATAAGATATCAGATAAACAGATTACTGTATCTACATGGCAATCAATATACAAGATGCCAAAGAATTGGTTCAAACAGTTTGATGTTGTAGTAGGTGATGAGGCACATCTATTCAAAGCAAAGTCTCTCACATCTATTATGACAAAGCTAGAAAGTTGTAAGTATAGGTTTGGTCTCACAGGCACATTAGATGACGCACAGACACATAAGTTAGTCTTAGAAGGATTGTTTGGACCTGTTAAGCAGATTGTTAAGACAAAAACATTAATCGATCAGAAACATCTAGCTGAGTTCAAGATTAAATGTATTGTTCTTAAATATGATGAAACAGTTTGTAAGACAACAAAAGATTACAAGTATCAAGATGAAGTAGATTGGATAGTACGTAATGATCAGAGAAATAGATTCATTACTAACCTATCTCTATCTTTGAAAGGAAACAGTCTTATACTATTTCAATTTGTTGACAAGCACGGCAAAGTGTTGTATAATATGATAAAAGATAAAGCAGGTGATAGGCCTGTGCATTATGTTAGTGGAGAAACAGATGCATCTGTTAGAGAAGATATCAGAGCCATTACTGAACAGACAGATGATGGCATTATCGTTGCTAGTTTTGGTACATTTTCAACCGGTATTAACATCCGCAACTTGCATAATATTGTGTTTACTTCTCCTTCTAAGTCGCGTGTCAGAACATTACAATCGATTGGTCGTGGACTTAGGAAAGGTGAAACAAAAGATTCTGCTACACTGATCGATCTAGCAGACGACTTAACACATAGATCAAGAGTCAACTTTACGTTGAAACATTTTGCAGAAAGAGTCAAGTTATATAATGAAGAAGGTTTCGACTACAAAATCTACAAGGTTAAAATTCATGCAGAGAAAACCATTCAAACTCCTACGATTATCTAATGGTGAACAAGTTTTGGCTAGAGTTATGAATGAGTCAAACACTGAATATGAAATTCAAGATATGTTTAGAATATATCAGAGAGAATCATATGATGGAGTACATACAGGAATTACTAATTGGTTGACATTTGTTGATCAAGAGATTATAATGATGAACAAGCAGCATGTAACATTTGTTGCTAATATTAGCAAAGATATTGATGAATACTTAGACCAAAAAGCAAAAGAAGATCCAGAAGATTATGAAGAACAAGTAGAGCAAGAATATAAAGCTCACATGATGGAGTATTTTGCAAACACTATTTCAAAGGTATATCACTGACATGGCACAAAAGAAAAAAGCAAAACCTTATGTAGACAATAAACAGTTCTTAGCAGAGATGATTGCATTTAAAGAAAAGGTAGCAGAAGCTGATAAGAACAACAAACCAAGACCAAGAGTACCAGATCATATTGGTATGAAGATTATGAAGATTGCAACACATCTATCTCATAAGCCAAACTTTATTAACTATACTTTCCGCGAAGAAATGATCTCTGATGGTATTGAGAACTGTCTACAGTATATTGATAACTTTAATCCAGAAAAATCAAATAATCCTTTTGCTTACTTTACTCAGATTATCTACTTTGCATTTATTAGACGTATTGCTAAAGAAAAGAAAAACTTGTACATTAAGTACAAATTATCAGAGAATGCTAATGTGTTTGATATGACATCAGACAAACAAGGCAGTGATGTTGGTTCATCATATAATGATAACATTAAGTATGGTGAATGGTCACAAGAATATATGAACGACTTTATTGAGACGTTTGAAGAAAGTAAGCGCCGTAAAAGAAAAAGTAAAAGTGTAGATGAGGTAATTAATGATAGATGAACCAGTTATTGATGTAATTGATAACTTTCTACCTCAGTCACAGTTTTTAGAGTTGAAGGAAAAAATATTTGACGAATACTTTCCTTGGCAGTACAATAAAGAAAAAACAGATGGTGAGGATCATTTATGGAACTTTCAGTTTTATCATATGTTTGCTGATGCTAGATCAGATTACCGTAGTGAATACTTTCCTGTCTTACAACCAGTACTTGAGGAATTAGGTGCTATCTTTTCTGTTAGAATCAAAGCAAATATAACTGGTGTCTCAAATAAGATAAGGTTGTATAATATGCATACAGATACAGAATATAGATGCAAGACTGCTGTTTATTATCTGAACACTAATAATGGCAAGACTGTGTTTGAAGGTGATGTAGAAGTAGAGAGTGTTGAGAATAGAATTGCTATATTCGATTCTAATCTTAAACACACAGCAACAACACATACTGATGAAAAGGTAAGAAGTGTGATCAATTTTAATTATGTGACAGATGAAATGGCAAGATGGTAGATGAAGATAGCGTTAGTGACAGATACGCACTGGGGTGCTCGTAATGATAGTGTGGCTTTTTTGGACTACTTTTCTAAGTTTCACGATAATATTTTCTTTCCCTATTTGGAAAAGCACGGGATTAAAACAATCATCCATCTTGGAGATATCGTTGATAGGCGCAAGTATATCAACTTTGTTGTTCTCAATCGTTTTAAGGATCGTTTTATCAAGCCAGTAGTAGAACGTGGTATTGACCTTCATGTTATTATTGGTAACCATGACGTACCGTTCCGTAACACAAATGAGATCAACTCAATGAAAGAACTGTTTGCAGATGACTTTGCAAACATTAACTCATACTGGAAACCAACAACTAAAAACTTTGATGGCTGTGATATTTGTTTTATGCCTTGGATCAATAGATCTAACTTTGACGAAAGCATGGACGAGTTGAATCAAACAAAGGCGCAGGTTGTCTTTGGACATTTTGAGATATCAGGCTATCAAGTTATGAGAGGAGTCAAACATGACCATGGATTATCTCCTAGTGTTTTTTCTAGGTTTGATCTTGTATGTTCTGGGCACTTTCATCATAGACACGCAAAGAATAACATATCATATCTAGGGACACCTTATGAGATATTCTGGAGCGATTACAATGACGATCGTGGCTTTCATGTCTTTGATACTGATACTAGAGAGCTAGAATTTATTCGTAACCCATATAGAATCTTTCACAAAATA